TCACCGAAAGCTCCACCTCGGTGGTCAGGTTCGCGGGGTCGTAGACCGTAAACGGAATGGCCAGCGTGGTGTACTGGGCCACCGTGCCATTCTGAAAGCTGGTAGCAATGATGGGCGTGGTGTTCAGGCTCTCCACGCAGATAATCTCATAATATAGATGATTGGACTCGATGGTCTGCCCATTGACGGTGGCATCAAAGTAGGCTTCCAGCGTATGCGCTCCGTGCTTCTGGGCGGGAATCGTGTAGGACATCTGCCTGCCGCTGGAGGTGGTGGTCACCGTGGCAATCTCCTTGCCGTCCAGCAGGATGTGAACCGTCTTGCTGATGGCACCCACCGGCACATAGGTAAAGGTGATAATCCCATCGAAGGCAGTCCCGGAGTCAAAGGTGGAACTCATGGACGCTTCGATGGCATTGATGTTGAAATTGATGGTGCGGCTGTTCTCGTAGGCATCCGACACCTGAATCCGCACCGCATTGCTGCCCACAGACAGATACGGTCCCAGATCAGCGGTGACCGCTCCCTGGGGAATGTCCAGCATGGCCTTGACGATGCCGTTTACCGTGACCTTCATAACGCCGTTGCCGGTGGGCAGCCCATCCTCCAGAGAGGACCAGGTGATCTGGACGTGACATTCCTTGCCGTAGGCGATAGACTTACTCAGCCAGCCGCTGGTGTTGGAGACCGCCAGCACAGCGTTATTGCCGCTGGAACCGCCGGAGCCGCCTGCGCCGGAGAAGGGGCCGAGGGGACCAGCCACCACTTCATTGTTGGAGGTCAGATACAGATAGCCGTTTTCCACGAAGGCCCCGTCCACCTTCCCGGAGAGCAGCATTTCCATATTGGAAAAACTCTGCTGCATATTCTGGGCGGCGGACATGGCAAGCTGCGCGTCCCCGGAGGCATTGAAGGATTCATCCTTGGCGTTCTTCGCGGTGGCCAGGGCTTCGCTGGAACTGCTCTCTGCCGCCCGGGCGATGGTTTTGGCATCATCGGCGGTCTGAACCGCATTCTGGGAAGCCGTAACAACTTCCTCCCGGATATCCAACACCTGCTGGGTGGCATTCTTCATGGGTTGCTCCAGAGCGGCCACGTCCTGATTTTCCTTATGGATTTTCTGGATGCAGGATACAAAGGCATCTTTGACATCCACGCCGAAGCGGGCTGTCAGGAATCGCTGCAGTTCTTCCTGTAGATCTGCCACAGGTCATTCCTCCTTTCGTTTACTCGATAGAATCAATAAAAGCCTGGGCAACATCGGCGATGCTGTCACAGGCAGCAACGGCGGTTTTGTCCACCAGCACCCGGTCGATGCGGTAGTTGTCCTGGATAATTTTTCCGGTGGTATCGTCAATCTCGGAATAGGTGATGCTGAGCCGCTTGCCCACGGCATCATTCCAGAATGTGACAGAGGTTACTTTCTTCATGTGGTGATTCTCCCTTCTGTAATGAATGCAAGATAAGAAGCTGCTTCGGCTCCATAGTTGGCAGTAGAGGTGTCAACCTGTCCTCGCTCTTCCGTCATGCGCAACTGGTCGTAATCAATCTGCTTGGCCTTCATCTCCCAGCCAAAGGACAGCCCCGGAGTGCCGGAAACCACGAAATGGTCGCTGTATCTGCCTGTCAGCACGATTTCGCCGAGGCCATACGCCTGGAGGAACACCTGATAGCCCTCCAGCGATACGCACTGGGCAAAGACTGGGTCGATAGACACATAGCAAAGGCCGTCCTCTGCGATTACCCCTTCACCGATGTCTCCAAAATAGGGTGTGGGCGTCTCATAGGCATAGAGCTTGCGTTCGCCGTAGTCTCTGGTCTTGACACACCGGGCCTTGCTTCCCAATACGGACAGGTCGCCGGATACCTGCGTGAAAACGGGCAGTTCCAGCCAGTCGTGATGGACATTCAGAATGTTGTTCTTTTCTTTATCCATCAGGCTCATCCGAATCTCGTTGCTGTCACTGACCCCGACAAAACCGCATGCGTATATGCCTTTATAGAATCCGATGGTGCCCTCGGTCATCTTGATGGAACGAACGATGCTGCCGGACTGCCCATCAAATGAATCGGTGGAGATGCCGCCCTTTCCAAGGTACACATCTCCGGCACCGCCGTGGGGCGTACACATGGAGAGCCAGTTGCTGGCATGGGTCCAGTCACCAAAGGCGATATAATCGCTGTTGATGTTGAAGCCGCCAATCTGTCCCGCGATGGCTTCCATACTGCCATCGGTCTTGATTTTGAAGTAGTTGTTGGCGGTAATGGCTCCGTTCAGATTGATGCGCTGTGCCTGAATCGCTACCTCCTCGGAACTCTGATTGATGGCGGAGATGATGCCGTCCTTCTCCACCTTGGACGCAATGCCGTCATCCGTCCCCTTGATCCAGTTGTTCAGGCCGATACTCAGCTGGTTGGTGTCAATGGAATTGGCGGCAATCCAGCTGCCGAGAATCTGACCGTCCACCGTGATGCCCACCGTATAGGGGCCTTCATAGCCGGTGGTGCTGGCGGCGATACCGTCCTTGTTGATCTGCATGATCCGCTTGGCGGTGGTCTTGTCCGGGGTATCCATGTAGAGGTCCCGGAGCCAGCGCCCGTCCTCGTCATACTCCGTCAGCTTGTAGCCGCCCTTGGCACCGGTCATCATGGCGGTCAGGTTGTCGATGCTGATCTGGATATTCCGGTTGGAGATGCTGATGGCATCGTTCTGCTCACTTCTCAGCTGATTGCGCACCGCCGACTGCTGGCTGGTATAGGTTTTCTGCTGCTTGCTGGACAGCTCCAGCGTCCGCCCGGCTGGGTTCTGGAGCGGAATGGTCAGCTTCATCACCGGAAGAACAATGTCCATGCCGTAGGGCTTGGCCAGACAATGGATGCGGTCGCCCTCGGCGAAAGCATCGTAGTCATGCCCCAGTTCCGAAAGGTCTGCCGCCGTCAGCGTCAGGGACATGGTTTCAAACTGGGTGCTGGAGAGCCACTCCTCGGCCTTGGTTTTGAGGTTTGCCGGGACGGTCACATCGTCCCAGGTGTTGGTGGCCCAGACCCAGCCGAACTGATCCACTGCGTCCTGCGAAAACACATAGTTCTTCCCATCATTGACGGAAGTAATGTCCACCCGCTTTTCCAGGGCTTCAATCTCCGATTCGCCCTCCAGGGTGGCCCCAAGCGGAATGAGGGCGGTAACCACATCCTCGGCGGAGGTGGTTTCAGAGTAATCCAGCAGATTCAGCCCAAACTCAATGGGCTGGGTGCTGTAGCTGCCGTACTGCTCGATGCTGACCCAGTCCAGAATCAGTTGGTCATCCACATGGCGCAGACGCAGATAACCGCCCAGCCGGTTCACCAGCTTCTCCCGGATGGCTTCCAGTGTGTTTTCGTAGTTGGTGTAGCGGTAAAGGCTGTTGTTGGGGTCGGTGACGGAGACATAGCCCAGCTTGATCTGCTTGCGCGGCTCCACCTGGCTGTTGTGGATCTCCAGCATCCGCCCCAGCAGGGCTGCCGGGGAAATATCGTGGTACTCCGCCTGAGGCTGGATGGAGTCTGCCAGAAAGCTCAGCGCTCCGGTGCAGTAGATCTGCTTGTTCCGGTAGCGGTCAATATTGGGGACCTTCCGCACCTCTCCGTAAAAAATCTCCCTGTTGTTGCGGAATACGGAAACCATGGATTTCCGGCAGCAGATGCGCTCATAGAGCGGGTTGTCCGGCGGAACCGTTGCCGTAAACACACCGGCGTACCCCGGCTCCAGTTCCAGAACCGGGTCGGTCAGCATGGCGGAGGGGTGGTCTGCGTGATACAGCACATAACCGTCCAGCTTGACTTTATACATCAGATCACCCTCCTTCGGAATAATACCTGCAGACTGCCGCGCCCGGAGAAATTCAGCGTCAGATCGCTGTCGCCCACCAGCAGCTCGGCCAGCCGGTTCTCGCCCTTTTGCAGGAGATAATCGTCTCCGTCCACCGTCATCTTCAGCCCGGTTTCTCCAATCTCAGAAACCACCACGCTGACCACAAAGGGCACGGCACTGTGCGGGATGGTACAGGCGGCGGTGGGGCTGTCTGCCGTAAGCGTGATTTGAATGGGATCGTCAATGACACCCAATTCAAAATCAAAGGGATTCCACAGCCAGTCCGAGGTGCTGTTGTCATTGAGACTGTAGCCGTAGGGGTCTGCCTGGGAGATGGACAGCTTGAAGGTGCCGATCTCACGCACCCGGTCAAACTCCGTCACCTCGGCGCGGCCTTCCCAGTAGTAGCCGGGGAAATCGTCAAAGACAATCCGCACCCGCTTGCCGTGAAGCAGGATTCGGATGCTGGAAATAAAGGAGTTCCAGATGCGTCTGTCCATCTTGCCGCCCAGGGTGATCTCAATGGGGCGCTGCTTGAAAATGGGGCGCCCGGTGAGGGCTTCGGAATAATCCAGAAACCCGTCCGCGCCCGGGACATCCAGATAAAAGGTCTCCTGGACCGGAGTGCCAATGCAGTTGTTGTTCCCGATGGCAAGGCCCCAGTCCCGGAGGGTATGATAGCTTTTTCCGGTAGCAATCACCGTAATGGTCACGCCGTTTGTCATAGTACTCATCGGTACACCTCCTGTGCGGCCAGAATGCCCAGCTGCCGGTTCATGCCGGGTGCCAGCTTGCCCACCAGGGTGCTGCCGTCCAGATAGATGCCCTTTTCACTGTTCCGGGCAATGACCGCCAGATATTTCTCCATGCCGCTCATATTCAGCTTGCTGTCCAGCATGGCTTCCAGCTTGGTGTAAAAGCCCTTCAGAGGCAGAATGGCTTCCGGCCCCGCTTCACCACCAGCCATAAGACTGGAGCCGTTAAAGCCGAACAGGGTCGGCTCCATCATGATGCCGCCCTCCTTGTACCAGGACACAGAAAGGTGCGGTACACTGGGCGGGTTCAGGGAGAAGCTGCCGGAGATACTGAAGTGGGGCATCTTGATATGCGGCAGAGACAGCTTACAGTTGGCGAAGAAATTCTTGATGCTGTTCAGCGCATTGCTTATATGCGTCTTTGCCTGGTCAATCGGCCCGGTAATGGCACTCTTGATCCCGTTCCACACCGAGGTGGCGGTACTCTTGATGCTGCTGAACACCGAGGACAGGGTGCTTTTCACGGAATTGAACACCGTGGTCACCTTGGTTTTGACCCCATCCACCACCGTGGAGATGGAGGTCTTGATGCCGTTCCAGATGGTAGTGGCCGTGGTTTTGATTGCGTTAAACACAGTGGATACGGTCGTTTTGATGCTGTTTACCACCGTGCTGATCTTTGTGCTGATGGCCGTCCAGATGTCGCTGATAGTTGTCTGGATGGCGTTCATCACCGAGGACAGCGTGGAGGAAACGGCGTTGATGGCGCTGCCCACCGTGGTTTTGATGGTTTCCCAGATGCTGGTGATGGTATCGCCGCAGTTCTCCCAGATCAGCTGGAACGGCAGCGTGATGATATCCCATGCCGCTTCAAGCAGAGAGCCAATGAACTGGATGCCCACACTGACCACATTTTTGATGCTTTCCCAAGCATCCGAGAAGAAGGTGGTGATACCGTTCCAGATGTTCGTGAAGGTGGTGGAAACAGAGTTCCACACCTCATCCCAGCTGGTGCCAAACCAGCCGAGGACGGTATCGGCGACATTCTGAATAACATTCAGGTAATTGGAGAAGGTGTTGCAGATGAAATCCCAGATGCCGCCGAACACTTCCTTAACGCCCGTCCAGAGCTGCTCCCAGTTCCCGGTGAACAAGCCGATGAACACATCCAGAAGGCCCGTCAGCACATCCATCACGCCGGAGAGGATATTGGAAATCTGCTGGAACGCACCCTCGAACAAGGGAGCCAGCAACTCGCAGAACCCATTCCAGACCGCTTTCAGCACGTCTACAATGCTTTCAAAGTCAAAGCCCAAAGCATTGAGCCGCTCGGTGATTCCCTGAGAGAATTCTTCGAACTTCGATTTGATACCGTCCCAGATTCCGGTGATGGCATCCCGGAACTCCTCGTTGGTGTTCCAGAGGTTTACGAAAGCTGCGACCAGAATGCCAACCACTGCGACCACAGCCAGTACTGGCCCAGCAACCGCACCGAGTGCGCTACCAAGTCCTGTGATGGAACCGCTGCTCCCGGCGATCTTTGCGCCCAGCTTGGCGATGCCCTTCGTCAGTCCGGAGAAGCCCTTCATGGCTGTGCCGACCGTGGAAGTCACTTTGCCGAAGAGAATGAGCATGGGACCGATGGCAGCGACAACCGCCGCGATTTTCAACACGGTTTCTTTCTGCTCATCGTTCATTCCGTTCAGCTTGTCCACAAATTCCTGGACTTTCTTTGCCACCGCCCGGATTTTCGGCATGAGGATTTCACCGAAGGAAATGGCAAGCCCCTCCAGTGCGGACTTCAGAATGGTGATCTGGCCGGACAGGTTGTCCAGCTGGGTATCCGCCATCTGCTGGGCCGCGCCGCCGCTTTCAGTAATGGACTGCTGGAGGCTGTCCCAGCTGTCTCCGGTATTGGAAAGCAGCGAGTTGACTGCGGCCAAATCGGTTTTATTGAAAATGGACGAGATGATGTTCTGCTTTTCAGCGGAAGTCATCCCGTCCATACTGGTATTCAGATCCCCCAGAATATCGTTGAGGGAACGCATATTGCCTTCGGAGTCGTAGACCTCCACGCCCAGGCTCTCCATGCAGGCGGCGGCTTTGTCTGTGGGGCTTTGCAGAGCCAGAATTACGTTTCGCAGATGGGTGCCGCCTTCCGCACCCTTGATACCGTTATTGGCGAGGATGCCCAGAGCGGTATTCAGTTCCGCTGTGCCGCCCTTGACCGTCTTGGCGGTTGCGCCGATGGTCAGAATGGCTTCCCCCAGCTGGGCAACGGAGGTATTGGTGGTGGATGCCGTCTTGGACATCTGATCCACCATAGTATCGGCTTCGCTGGTTTCCATTCCCAGAGCGGACATGGCGTCCGTCACCATATCCGAAGCGGAAGCCAGGTCAATGCCGCCTGCCGCCGCGAGATTCAGCACGGTGGGCAGCGTATCATAGATTTCCTGCGTATCATAACCAGCCAGCGCCAGGTAGTTCATAGCATCCGCGCACTCGCTGGCGGAGAACGCCGTCTCGGAACCCATCTGCTTGGCAAGATCCCGGAGTGCTTCCACCGTATTGACGGACTCGCCGTTCAGTTGGGTCTCTGCGTCCTTGGTAATGCCCATGGTGGCCTGCACCTGACTCATGGAGGTGTCAAAGTCCGCTGTGGTCTTGACCGCCGCCGTACCAAGGCCTGCCACAGCGGCAGTCACCGGGAGCAGCTTCTGACCGGCACCGGAAATCTTATCCCCGGCGGTTTGCAGCTTATCTCCTACCTCTTCAATTTTGGCGAGAGCGGCATTGGACTCGATGGCCTGCTCCTGCAGGCGCTTCAGTTCCTGCTCGGTTTCGATAATCTCCCGCTGGAGGGCATCATACTTGTCCTGACCCAGGTCGCCGCTTTCCAGCTGTGCTTTGGCCTGTTCCTGGGCCAGCTTCAGCGCATCCAGCTTTTCCTTGGTGGAGCCGATGGCATCCTTCAGCAGCTTCTGCTTCTGGGTCAGCAGTTCCGTATTGGTGGGGTCCAGCTTCAGCAGCTTGGACACATCCTTCAGACTGGACTGGGTCGTTTTGATGGACGAGTTGACGCTTTTCAGCGCCTTATCGAGACCTGTGGTATCGCCGCCGATCTCAACGGTAATGCCCTTGATTCTGCTTGCCAAATTGCGTCACCTCCTAAAAATGGGCATAAAAACAGCCCGGATTGCTCCGAGCATGAAAAGAGCACCGGGTGTCAGCCGATGCTCCTTAATCAATGTTTTAACCTACAAACTGGAATTTACTTTGTCAGCATTTCGATTGCTTCTTCCTTGGTGGAAACAAAAAACACACTCTTTCCCTTGTTGCTCTCATAGATAAAATCTTTGAGAGGTTTGCTGGTATAGCGAGAGTAATCGCCATAAATTGCAATGCGTCCACCATAGTTTGTGTACTTTTGCAGAATCTCACCAGCAAGACCAGTGCTGAGGATGAAAAAGTCCTCAACAATTAGTTTTTTGTCAATTACAATATTCTTTGTTCCTGCATCATATTTTGCAGTCATTAGCACATCAAGTGCAGACTGTACATCTGTAAATACCTTTTCGTCGCTGTTTATAACAGCACACATTATGTTGTTCTTCTCAACTGTTTGGATGGTCATTTGTCTTACCTCTATAAATTCCGATTTATCAAAATAATTATAGCACAAAAGTATGAACACTTCTACCATCAAAATCGGTCAAAATCCTCCTGCGATGCGACCTTGTCGTAGGTCACGCCATCGTTTCCTTTTTCCGTCCACATATCCATCACAAGCCCGATGGTGAGTAGGTCAAGGTCAGCGATGGCAATGCCAATCTCGGTGCATCGCAGGAGGAACAGAGCCGTGGTCATTTCACGGCTGCTGCGCTGGAGTTTTTTTTAGAAGCCACATCGGTCACCAGATTGGAACCCCACAGCTCCAGAATCTCCGGCAGGATTTCGTAGATGGAGAACATCTCAAACTGGTCGAGCCAGTCGTCAATGTTGTCCGTGATGCTGTGGTCGGCATGGTAGGCCATGATGTAGGCCACATTTTCGAAGATCTCCAGATCCTCAATGGCGAGGGAACCATCCTCGTTTTTCTTCTTCGAGTAGGAAGATTCCAAACGGGACAGGTCCTTGAAAATGTCTCTCTTGAACTTGATGCGGTACAGGCGGGGAATCGTTGCCGAGGAACGGAACTTCACCTGTTTATCGCCAACGGTTACGGTTTTCTCCAGCATAATCAGGCCACCTCCTCATCCGGGACATAAACGGCCTTGTACCAGTTGTCATAGGCAGTCTTGTCCGTGGTATCGCCGGTGCGGCTCTTGACCAGACCATCGCTGCGAGGGTCGGCAGTCAGGGACAGGGTTTCGGTACCCGGCTCGATGGTGTCCTCCTTGGTCTTGGACTCGATGGAAGGACGGGATGCGCTGCAGTTGTACAGCACATGACGGATGGCCTTCACATCGCCGTCAAACTCAAAGAGCAGGGCAAACTTCTCTGTCTCGGTGACGTCGGACTTCTCCACCAGCACACCCTTGTTGTCCAGCTTTTCCCGCAGGATTTCGGTGCGGAACCACTCCGGGATGAGGGCCATCTCCAGATCGCCGCTGTAGCCGTTGTTGGAACTGGTGCGGAAATACACGATGCCGTCCGCATAGAAGGGAGAGGAATCGCCCTCTGCGTCCAGGCTGATGCTGACCGCACCGGGAATGGCCTTGGGGGTGGCGTAAGAGAAGGAAGTCACCCCGTCCACCACGGATTCCGTCAGCTTGGCGGCATGAACATTCTTCAGATTGTATTTGACTTTATTGCTCATCGCGGTCAAACCTCCATTTCAAAGTAATACAGGACTTCGTAGAGCCGTTCGCTCTCAATCCAGGTTTCGGTTTTCTCATAAAAAATGCCGTGCTGATCCAGCACAGCCTCCAGCTGCTGTTCCACCGACAAGTCCTTACAATCGGTGTACAGTTCAATATGAACTTCGGAAATTTTATAGTAGACTGCTCCGTCAGCGGCGAAGTTGTCGCTGCCCGGGAGCAGATAACAGAGAAACGGCGGCTCCGGGGACTCGCCCTCCGCAAAGTGGTCATAGGCAAAGGGCAGCCCGGATTCCGTCAGCATTTGGATCAGCTTATCCATGCCGCAGGCTCCTTTCGATGTCTTTCTCCAGCTGGTCAATACCAGCCTGTTCAGCAGGGGCGATATGGCTTCTGCCCGGAACCCGGCCACCGCCGCGCTTGGCATGACCGAACTCCAGCAGATGCGCCAGCTGGTAGCGGTTGCGGGAATACACCGTCACCTCCAAAGACCGGGAGGTTTCCCGTGTATTCTTGGTCGACCAGCTTTTGGCGTAGGCTCCCGTAGACTTGGGTGCTGTGGCCTTGATCTGATTCTTGACCAGTGTGCTGGCGCTTTTTACCGCTTCCTTCATCTCATCACAGGCCACATCGGCATACTCGTTCAGTTCCTTCATGACGGTTTCGGAGAGCGAATCAATGGAAATCTTCGTATTTGCCATATCATCGTCTCACTTTCCGGCAGTGTAGCTTGATACCCTTGCGCTTGAAATTCATGTGATCGACTGAAAGAATGTCGTAAAGTTCATCCTGGAACTGAACCCGGTAGCTTGTGGAGGTAATCGCGGCGGACTGCCTGCACCAGCGGATGGTAAAATCAATGGTGGAATCGTCCACCACCATCCCGGCATCGGTCATTTCCTTGCCGCCCTCGGCACTGACCGTGGCATAGCAGGTGTAGTAGGGCTGCCACTCGTTTTTGTGATTGCCGATGGAATCCGCAACCACCGTATTTTTACTGATATAGATGCGGACATTCAGCAGTTCAATCTTCATCAGAAGGCCTCCTTCCGGGAACCGAAGAGCAGAGAACGGAGGGTCAGCGTCAGGGCGTGATGGTCGGCTTCCTCCCGATGTTCGTAGAAATAGGCCACCGTGTACATGACCGCCACCCTGCCGCTCTCTACCTGGGTCAGAACATCGGTACTGTCCGCCCGGAGAATATCCGCGCACAGCTTTTCGGCTCCTGTGATAAGGGCAGTGATGATGGCATCGTCATCTTCGAAGTCCACCCGGAGATACTGTTTCATTTCATCAAGGGACACAATCATGTCTCATCATCACCTCTGTCAGAAAAGATGGGCGGTGCCACCCATGAGAGCAGCACCGCCGTAATCAGGGTCATTCGGTCTTCAGCTTCAGAATCTGCACCGCTTCGGGCAGGATCAGCTTGCCGTCCACACGCTCCTTGGCCACATAGCCTATCATGCCGTTTCCGGCGAACAGTTCGGTCAGCTGCTTGAAGGAACGGGTGCCACGGTCGCCGATGTTGTAGTAGCTGTAGTCGCCAAAGGCGATGGCGTTCTCCGGCACATACTCGGAGGTATGAACGCTGTAGCCCAGAATGCGGTCAGGCTCACCCGCCTGATAGGACGGCTGCCAGATGTAGGCTCCGTTGTTGTCCTTAAACTTGCGGATCTGCGCCACGGTCTTGTCGTTCATAATGAAGGACGCATTCTTGCGGTAGGGGCGCTTGAGTTCATAGATGAGGCCCAGCACATCGTCCGCCTTCAGTGCAGCAGAAAGCGTACCGGCCACATGACCGCCGCCGACTTCTGCGAACAGGCCCAGGGGCTGACCCACACCGGTGCCGTTGAGGAAGGCATCTTCCTCGGCATTGGCCAGCGCCTTGCCGAACTGCTCGATGATGTAGCTTTCCAGATTGAAAGCGCTGTCATAGAGCAGCTCCTCAGTCACCTTGATGGCAACGTGCAGCTTGTGGGCATCCAGCAGGATCTGGGCGAAGGTGGCATCGGAGAACTGGAGCGCACCGCCTTCCTCAATCCATGCGGCGGCAGGCTTGGTGGCCGCGATATTGATCTTGTGCTCACCGGAAGTGGTGATCACATGGCCCAGGCGGCGCATGATGTTCTCCTCAGACAGGGTCTGAATCAGGCGGCGGTCATACTCCTCGGGCACGAGGTAGCCGCCATCGGCATCCACGCCTTCCTGCAGAACGTTGCTGACCTGACGGAAGTTGGTGCGCAGGGCGGTCAGCATTCCCTTGCGGTATTCGTCAGACGCACGCCCGGTCTTGACCTCCGGCTGCTTTCCGGTGGTGGGCTTGGAAGTGAGAGGTGCATTCACAGGCTTGCTGAGTTCCGCATCCAGCGCCTCCTGCCGTTCCAGACGAGCGATTTCCTTGCCGAGATCGGCGATGTCCTGCTCCATGCGGGTGTAGGTGGCATCGTCCTCGGCGGTCAGGGTACCCTTCTCGGTACGATGGGAATCCAGAAATGCCTTGGCGGCATTCCATGCGGTGTTGCGCTTTTCGCGCAGTTCCTGAATCGTCATAATCAAAATCCTCCTTAATGTTTCATCAGATTGAGCCGCTCCATGAGATCGTCCACGGAGCGTTCCGGTTGGGTGGGCTTCTTTTCGATGCGGCACTTTGCCGCCAGTTTGTCCATCAGGTGGTTGGTGACCGCCGCCCGGGAAAACAGCATCGGCCCGGTGACGTGATTCTCCGCGCCAGCGTCTGCCGGACGGGTCATAATCTCATCGGCAAAGCCCAGGTCGACCGCCGTGTGGGCGTCCATCCAGGTTTCCGCATCCATCAGGTGGGACAGCTTGGCGCGGCTCATGCCGGTCTTGATCTCATAGGCGTTGATGATGGATTCCTTCACCTCGTCCAGCATGGCGATGGCTTTCTGCATTTCTGCCGCATCGCCCATAGCCATGGTGGCGGGATTGTGGATCATCAGCATCGACACAGGAGACACCAGCACCCTGGTGCCAGCCATGGCAATGACGGATGCGGCAGAGGCAGCAATGCCGTCAATCTTAACGGTCACGCTGCCTCTGTAATCCATGAGCATATTGTAGATTTGAGCCGCAGCCACACAGTCGCCGCCGGGGCTGTTGATCCAGACTGTGATGTCGCCGTTCCCGGCATTCAGTTCCTCCCGGAACAGCTGGGGCGTGATATCATCGTCAAACCAGCTTTCCTCGGCGATGGTGCCGTTCAGCGTGAGAATCCGCTGCTCCGGTTCCGTCTCCGTTGGAGCCTGATTCGTCCAGTTCCAAAACTTCTTCATTTTCGGTTTCCTCCTTTCCCGCGAAGATACCCGCGTCCTGCAACTTGGTCATGTTTCCGTTGATAAGATATAGGTCACCGCCGAGTTCGGCAGGGATGCGGTCCAGGTTTTCCAGTTCCCGGATGTCGTTGGCGGACATCCAGCCGTTCTGTCTGGCGGTGGCGTAGCCGTTCATCCGGCTCTCATAGTCGCCGCGCAGCAGACCGTCCACGTTGAACTTCACGAAATACGATTCCTTTTCTTTCTCCGAAAGCAGTGCCCGGTTAATGGCCTGCTCCCAGCGCACGATCCACGGCTCCAGCGTGTATTTCACAAATTCCAGTGACTGCTGCTCAATATTGG